CCTATAGCAAATGCTTTAACCATTTGATTATCCATCATACCACCTTTGTTCATACCTTTAGTGCTTAACATTGGCATTAAAGTATTTATATCTCTGCCAGCACCTAAAAAATTATCTAATTGATGCATTAAACCATCTTGTTCATTATATAAATATTCTTGTACTGTTTTTTCTTCTTGATTACTAAATTTTGAAACAGAAGCAGCTAACATTTTAGAGTCTTCAAGGATTTGTTCTTGTAATGCATCCCCTCTAAGTTCTCCACCTTCTTTACTCATACGAAATTCAGCTATAATTTTTCCCAGATTATTATTATTTATATCTATATTTTTTTCTTCACCTTCATCTGTAAAGTGTTCTCTTAAATTTAATAAAGCATTGCCAGTTCTTTTTCCTAAATCAAGCCCACCTTCTGATGTAGTGTAAGCACCTGCTAATAAATGAGATAAAGTGTCTTCAAAAGCATCTTGATTCATATTAGGATTGTCAGATAAAATATTAGAATTTGCATCAAACCCAGCCATGTTTATTCTTTCTTGGGCAATTTGACGTGCTTGTGCTCTAGCTAATTTTGCTTCATCATCTATACCTAAAAACTTAGTTGCTTTTGGTTGAACATAGTCAACTAAAAATTCCCCCATACTTGCCATTTAATTTGGTCCCCCTAATTTTGTATATATCTTACTCATTAAACCTGGTTTATAAAATTTATTTAATTCTACTCTTAATTTTAATGCAGACTCCTTACTTAAATCATTAGCTAAACTTAAAACAGGTATGTTCGAAAGTTCACCATTTTCATTTCTCATTATAACCATCGGGCCAGTAAAGTTTTCATCGATCAAACTTCGATCTGCATGTCTAATACCTGGATTAACTATAAATTCAGGATTAAAGTTATATTGTTCTGATGGATTCCATGTTCCCATTTTAAATTCTTTAAAAATATATTTTTTGCCTCCAAAAGTAATTGGCGTACCTTTTTTTAATTTAGATATAAATTTAAGCTCTGGTATTTTTTTAAACTTTGTTTTTATAAATTTTTTTATATCCTCCATACTACTGCTAGGAAAATTAAAATTATCAAAAACAATTTCTTTTGGATCAGTAATATCTTCTAATCCTTTTTCCCCAACAATTTTGTCAAATTCTTTAGTTTGTATTGGCCCTGATTTATCTGATTCTAATATCCTAGGGTCATTAAGAGCTTTTTGTTTTGCTGCTTGTATTCTGTTTAAAAGAGGTGTTTCTATTAATTCTTTTACAGTAAGATCCATAGATTCTTCTGTTACCCTACTTGTTATTTCTCCTCCTGCCATACGATAAATATACATTCTTACAGACTCTGGTAAATTATTAGAGCCTATTTTAGGATAGACTTTAGGATCAAAGTTACCAAATCCCTCAAAGTTCTTGGCTAAGTCTTTACTTATAATATCTTTAGTTTTACCAGGTGGTAATGCATCAAACCAATCCATAAGTTTTAAACCTGATATTTCTGTGCTTGATCCCCTAGGTAAGCTTTCCATCCGTTGTATTATGTGTTGTATTTCATGCAATAAAGTTTTTTGATAAAGCTTCTCATTAAGCTTAAGAGTTTTTGGATCTATATACTTCCAAACAGGTGCTATATTTATAGTAGATCCTAATGTAAAAGAATCTCCAGTAGTTTCCATAAGATTAAACCCTGCACTGCCCATTATACCTCTACCTTCATCAACATTTAATCTTACTGTAACATTTTTTAACTCAGGGTAAGCTTTAAACAATTCATCGTGTTTAAGTAACTCTCTTAACTTTATTGTTTTTATAGAGTACGTTTCTATAAGACTTTTCGGAACATCTCCATTCTCAAAAATAGCGTGATAAGTATCGTAATCTTTAAAATCTATTGTTTTACCAACATCTGTTTTAAGAAGACTTGTATTCATCCCTGCAGCTGAATCACTTATTTCATAGACAGCTCTTCCATTTAAATTTGTCCAACCAGTACGAGTTGCACCAGGTACATAGGGCATTGATTTAAATGCGTTATTAGTAAGGTCTCTAATTGCACCTAAATCTTCAGTATTAGTACCAATAATCATTTTTTTAGTTGAAACTGAATCTAACTCAGTCTTATTAATTTTAGTTTTTCTTAATGCTTTAGTAAAAATTTCTGCAGCAGGTATTAAACCTACAACTCCTAAGGCAGTGTTAAAAGCACCTGACCCAATTTTTCCATTTTTAAAATCGTTTATCCCATCAATAAAAATTGAAGCATCTCCTGGTCCAGGTATAAACTCACTAGTGAATGCAATATTTCTAGCTGCATTTGGACTTAGTCCTATGTTTACTGAAGTATCATAAACTAAATTTCTCCAAATATTTTCATCTTCATTTCTAAGACCTTGTGCAATTTCATTTTTTTGATCCTGCTCTAAACTTTGTAAAAATTCATTACCTTCTAATTGTATTTCTCTAAGCTTTTCATTTTCTTGGTCTCTGAAATTTACCATTGCTTTATTTAAATCAAGTCCAAAACCATCCACTTCATAACCTTGACTAATCATTTGTTTTTCTGCTGATGAGTCTTCATTAGGATTACTACTTACAGGTAAATTATTTATAGGGTCAAACTTAGGGTTATCTGATGTTTCAATTTCTGGAACATACTTTCGTATATAAGGTATTTTTTTTCTAGTGACAAGAGATCTAGTTAGACTCATTTATATCATCCCTTAATCTCATAAAAGCTCGTAGCGTTCTTGCTACTCCTTGCAGCCTATGCAACTCTTCTGTTTCTGTTATTTGTTCTAATTGTTTGTGATTAGCTTCAAGACGCACTTCTAGTTCTTCAACAAAAGATTCCCAAAGTTCTGGATTGTTTACAAACATTTTTAACTTACTCATTGTATTGGAGGTTGTCCTGTGTTAGCTGAGAATCCTTGTTCACCTGGTATAGGTACACTACCTGTTCCTATCTGGCCACCACCTGACCCTTGCGTGTCTTGAGCTTGAACACCTGCTGGAACTTCTCCTGGAGGTGCTGCAGCTTGAGGTGGAGCTTCAGGTGTAGGATTTTCTTCTTTAAATTTTTTAAGTATCTCTGATTGTATTGCAGCATCGCCCATAGAGTTAACTAATTTATCTGGATCAAGATCCATACTCTTTGCTATCTCACGTATTATATAATCCATTTTAGCAAAAGGAGCTAAGACTGGATTTTGTACCACACCTAAGAATTGCATTAATCTTTGTGACCTAACTTCATTAGCCATTAGTGATTCAGTACCACGGGCTTTAACTTCTAAGTCACCTTTAATTTCAGTATCATAATCAAACTGCATGTTAAAATTAAAAAATGCTTTACCTAATGGAGCTAATAAATAATCATCCACATTCTTAACCACGTTCCGTATACTGCCATTAGCAGCAGACATAAGCATACTAATACCAGAAGCGGTTCGTCCCACTCCTTGGACACCAGTTTGACCATGAGCAAAGCTAGGAAAGCCCGTAGACTCATCAGCCAACACACGGGCTTTATCAAACATTTGCATATTTTCATTAGATACATTAGGGAACTTTGTGCCAAAGATTGCTTGTCCAGGTGCACCCCCTTGTCTTCTAAATATTTTACCAGGGTATACACTTAGATCTTGACCAGGAGTTAGATTAGTTTCATCTACTTCTATTAACATATTACCAGATAGTGCAGCATTGTCAACAGCCATTCTCATAAAACCATTCATTAATGTCTGGGTATCATCCATATTTTCAGCTATACCTACACCAAATAGACTATAAGGATTTACTTCATAAGGTACTGCATAGTATGGTATTAAATTAGGAGTAAAAGGATTCATAACTAATCTTAGTACTTTACCATTACAAATCCAGATGTTTACACTTATTTCATCTAAATCTTTCATATCTTCTGGTATATCTACATCATGCCCTTCTAGCACATCAATGTCTACATTCCCCCAGAACTCAAGTACTTCATATCGTTGAGCTTTAGACTCATGGCTTTCATCTTCCATAGCTTGTTCCCACCACTCTTTAACATAGTTTTCTCCCATAGAGAGTGCCATATCAATACAGTTAGAACGAAAGAAAGGTCTTCGTTTTAAAGCCCTCATTTGACTACGAGACATCTTATGTCTTTCAACTACATACTCTGCTTCATCCATATTAGCTGCATCAGGGTCTGGATAAAAATTCCAAACAGACACACTAGAAGTTTGAGGTATGGTTTTAATTGTAGGTGAGTATACGCCATCTTCATCCCAATTAGGATATTCTTTATCTATAGCAAATGGACCTTTCATAATACCAGTTCCAAATAATGCAGTTTCAAAAGCAGCTACTCGTAATTGTTTATTAGCATTAGACTCTTCTAATTGATCATGGATTTTCTTTTCCATTTTTTTAGAAGCTACTACTGCTGGATGAAAACTAATTTGACTTGCAGTTCTTCCAGTACCTTCTTGTAGCCTATCTGCTATAGGCTCTAATTTACTTTTTAATCCAGCTAATCTTTCTTGAAGCTCTGAGCCAGTTTCACCTGGTTGTAGTTTTTTGTCTTCTGAGGAAACTTCTTGAGCTTTAATTAACTCTGGATTACTTTCAAAAAAAACTGACTCAACTACACCTTCTGGTAAAGTAGTAGGATCTACTGTAATAGGAAATTTATTATTACCAAATAAAACTTCTACTATTTGACCATAGGCTGCTAATACTTTAGTCTTTGTAACTTTAACAAACACTTGAGATTTTTCAGTACCTGAGAATTGTACATCAGGGCCATAAATACCACGATAGTTTCTATACGCCTGTATCCAACGAGTCTCATCAATTTCTCTACCTGTAGAAGCTTTAGAGTAAGCTTCTCTAACTAAATCTATAACTCTCCCAGCAGAAGGATCACTAAGGTCTTTTTCTTTATTATCATCTAAAGCAGATGACTCAGACGAGTCAAATAACATTTCATTATCTAGTGTATTTTCTTCTTCCATTTTATTTCCTTAATATCCAAAAGTTGGGTCACTCATTTGAAACCCACTTTTTTGTGTTGATGGATCAAAATCAAATAAATTACTTCTTGGCCTTGTCATTACACCGTACCTAAGTGCATCATATAAGTGATCTTCAGAATGAGTATCTACATCTTCAGGGTTATTTTTATCTAAAGGTATAACTGGTAATTGGGATATGGTATTAGTACAACTATTAAAAAATACAAGTCTAGGTTCTTCAGTATATTCATCTACTTGTAATCTTCTATGTAATTCATTTTTACCTGCTACTCTAGATCCTTTACTACGATCTGCTGGTCTCCATCTGCAGCCACGCATAATCATTTGTTCAGCTAATGATGGGCCTGTATCTCCACGTTTGTGCCATAAAGAAGAATCAAGAACTCCGTATCTAATACTTTCACCTTCTTCTAGTTCTATTATTTTATCTGCTAAATCAGTAGCAATAACTTTAGTTACATACAGTTCTCTATATACAATTAGTTGTTCTGATGGTGATACAGCAATCCAAACAACTCCTGTATGAGATCCGTATCCGTAGTCACAAGCTCTAAACTTTACCCAATTACCAGGTATATTAAAAGGACTAACAACGTGTATACTCCTATTCCACTCAGGAAATGCCGATCCTTCATTAACATCCCAATCACCTTGAAGCAATTGTTTACGTTGGTGTTCAGGTAATGAAAGTAAGTTAGCTTCATATAATCCGTCATCAGATAAATAAGGGTTATCAAATAATGTTGCAGGTATAAACCTACGTTTAAATAGTGGCTCTCCCTCACGAGAGTGACCTTTAGGCCATCTTATTGTTTTTCCTGTTTCTCCATCTGTAGCCCAAAAAGATTTATTAGTGGGAGAAGGATCAATAAAAAGTTTTTTTACCCAGCTATGTCCAGGACCACCTGGGTTTGTTGTAGCTCTCTGATATAACTTTAAATTACTATCACGAGTAGTACGTAGCCTTGACCTCATATAGTTCCAAGGGTAAGGAGAAGGCCATTGTGTAAGCTCGTCAAAACCAATCCAAGAAAAAGCTTGTCCTTGATAACGTGTAACATCATCATCTCTATCAAGATAAGATAACCAAAGTGTTGCACCTGAAGGTGCTACCCAAGTCTTGTCTCTTTCCATAAACTTAATACCTGGTATTGCTTCTGGGTATATTTGTTTAGATACAGAGATAAGTTCTCTAAGTTCTTCTGTTGACCTACGTACTAACAAGCCTCTAAAAGAAGAATTGTTTAAGTAACGTACTGGATCTGCAAGCATGGCAAAACTTTTTCCACCACCTGCTGCACCTCCGTATAAAACCTCTTGTTCTCCAGCAGAAAGAAATTCTGTCTGAGGGCCAGGGTTTGGTTGGAAAATAACTCGTTGAGCTTTTTCTACTTCAAACTCTTCAGGCTTCGGCTGTGCCGATACTGTCTTCGTAGTACTCAACTCTTCTTCCACCAATACGTTGGTCTTCAAGTTTCTTTGCTTTTTCGGACGCTTCTTTATACCGTTGGGCATAGTAGCGTTGAGTTGAAACTTCTTTTTTACGTTTTTGTTCAAGTTTAATTCTTTTCATTAAACCCACATGGGAGATATATCTTTGAGATTCTTCGCTTAACCAATCAGCTACATTTCTAAGACTGTACTGTTTAAGATATTTTTTTGCTTGCTCTAGCAATTCTAACTCTTCTGGGATTGGAAGTATTATATCATCATCTTCTGGGTCTTGTCTATACCCAAAAGGAATTATTCTTCCTACTCTTACTACAGGTTTCCAAACAAGGACATCTTCAATTTCTTCTGGCATTGGTATTTTCCAACTTTTACTCATCATCTTTTTTAGGGGGTAAAATAAATACAGGACTATCAGATTTTATTTCTACTTTATCTGTTTTTACAAACCCAGCTCTATCAAGAACATCTTTAGAAGCTGCTAGTTTTTCTTTATTACCAAGATCAGTAGGGTTAGTCATAACCTCTAATAAAGAATATGCAGCACGAGTTCCTGCCGCTGCTAAAAACTTACGTGTTAAATCATTTACTTCATCTTGAAGAGCTGCCATAATAGTAGTAGAAGATACCTTATCACTGTACCCAGCTAATTTCTTAGCAGCTACAGGATTACCACCAGCTCCATCAAAAAGAACATCTAAAAACTTTTGTTGTTTTTCTGTAAGTTGTCTGGTCATTATTTTTTCTTCTTAGGTCTAGCTATAGCTTGTGCCTTTTTAGATAGTTCTTTAAAATGATATAAGCGTTTACTAGATTTACTGTGCGTTTTGCCTGTATGCAATGTGCCATCGGCCATCTTATGCGTACTGCCTTTGTGTTCTTTTCCATCGCGGGTATAATGAGTTACACCTTTCATGAGCCGCTACACTGACATTTATCGCAACAGTTACATCTAATGTTTAAAATAGAGCGCACTACACGCTCTAAATATTTGTATATAGATTTAATATATTTCATAATAATAATCCTTATTTAAAAGTATATGCTAAACCAATAGATAGGTCTGTATATTTAAACTTACTATCTAGTGATAATTTTGAATATGTAGAAAGACCACCGAATAATGGCATAGTGCTTTTTACAGATGCGCTGTCAAGACTAAAAGAAGAGCTACTATATGACCAGTCTAATGCTGGGCGAATAGATAGTCTACCTAGACTAGCTGTTGCACCTACATCACCTGACCACTTTTTACTCTTAATACCGTATTCAATAGATGTGTCTGGCTTAATCATAGACATAATACCACCACTTGATACGCTTTCAGCTTGTGCAGTAGTTGCAGTTAAAACAACTATAGTTCCTGCTATAAATAAATTTCTCATTAACGTTCTCCAAATCCTGTTAGTCTTCTGATTTCACCACGCGATATTCCTAGATCTCGTAGTTGTCTCTCTGTCATACTCATTAATTGATAATATGCAGTCCTGTTAGCCATGTAACCATAGTATTTATTTAATAATTTTCTAATCATTTTATTACTCCCTTTAATGATAAGAGAGTTATACCATAACTAGTTATAACATAGAAGTGTTATTAATGCAACCCCGTTATGCTTTTGTTTTTGTTTTACTTAATGCAGACGCACCCATAAAGCCTAAGACTACACCCATCTGTGCTACAAGAAAGGTATTAAGAAACCCTGATGCAGACTCCATACGTGGTATATTAATAATAGGTGTAAGTAATACTACTACAGTTACGATGGTTGTACCCATAGCTAACCAAGCCATAGTACGTTGAGTGTCCATCATCTTGTCTTCATTCTCTAAACGTATCCATCGCTCGTGTCTGTCCAGCTCTTCGTCAGTAATAATGCCATCACCATCTGTGTCAGCTACTGCGTATTTGCTATCTGCTTGTAATTGTTTTGACATTATTATTCCTCGTGTTTAGCAAAAGCTGATCCAGTAAGTATGGCTCCAAACGCTAGGTGAAACAATCCTCCACCCATAAGAGTAAAAGGATTATGTTGTCCAGTTAACTTTTTCATCAGTTCCATTTGAATCATTGGCTCAGTAGTAGAGTTTATAATATCCATAAACTGTGATATGTCTGGTCTATTAATTCCGTACCATATAGGTACAAACATAAAATCATAAAAACATATTAATAGATATATTATTAATGCAGTCCACCTCCAAGTCATAGTAGACTTTTGTTGTGGGCTA